GTCAAATTTCATCTGGATGGACCAGCGCCGCAGAATCTCTGACATAATGCGAAGATCAAATTCATGCGCCGCACAATATTGATACAAATCATAGGCGCAAGCAAGGTTCAGAAATGGATTGGCTATGAATTAACAGAACTTGAAATGTTTATTGTATTGGCTAGCTGGATATCTTGTTTTTCATCGTTACATAATAGTCCTATGGGATGGTTTATAGTTGAGAAAGAAGGTAGTACTGGTGATTTTCGTACATCTAGAAAGAATTCTATGCATAACTCTGTAATGCATAGGGCCGCATTTACATATCTAGCACCTGAAGATATAATGTGGGATTGGGAGAAGTTTGTTAAGGGTAAGTTTTATGGTGATGATGTAATACTTGCCGCATTAGCTCAAATCAGAGAATGGTTTAATATGGTGGAACTACATAAGTTCTTTAAAGAACATTTTGGTTTCATCACTACTACACCTGGCACAACAAAGGAAGAAATTGATATTCCATTCACAACCTTAGAACATGCAACATTTTTGAAAAGAAGTTTTGTAGTTCATGAAAGGTATGGAATGACACATGTCTTCCCACAACTTGACAGAGAATCAGTTGAAGCAATGGCTTTATGGGTTGAAGGCCAGCACGATGAGGCTGAAACCCATGAGATATTGTATCAAACATGCCAAAGTGCAATGATGGAATGGTTTTATTACGGAGAAGAAGAGTACAATGCTAATTATAGGATCCTACAGGATCGTATGAATGTACTTGGACGTTCTGCTAAAACTAAACCTCAATTGCAACGATTTTATGTCAAAGAATTTTCTGACCGGTTAGACTCCTGGACAGAAGGTTTTAATGATCAATGAGTCTATTCGTCATGGAGGACGTAAAGCTCTCGCCTTAAAAGGCGTTAAAAGGAGACAAACAGATCTTGAAGGTGCGTGCAGCCCTTTATTGCTTTTTTCTCTGTAGCACAATTTACTGGAGTATGATTTAATCCAATCATGCTTTATAGAATATGGATTATGGAAACACATAAAGAAGATAAACAAGAACAGAATTTAAATGATTCAAACAACGAAGAAGCTTTGAATCTAGAACAAGTCCAATTGACCGAATTTTTGGACACTGGAG